TGGAAATACCTGCATTATCTATTCTGTGTTGAATTGCTTGTGAGCGACTCGCGACCCCTTCAGGGAACATTATAAGTTCTTTGTTTAGATGAGTGCGTAGAGGGTCGGCATTCGCAGGTGATATAGTTCTTTCAATATGCATTGACATTCCAGTATCAGCCCCGGAGGCTTTTTCTAAGTGGAGAACAGCGTAGGCCATATTGTTTTTTTAGCTTGGTTTTTGTATTTATAAAATCGTAGATTTGTCTTGGGTTTCCAAAGGGGTATTCCCCTTGGCTTAGTGGGCATTTTTAGTGTAGTGCAACGTAGCGTAAAGAAAATGCCCTAATAAGCTATGGCATTATTTATAATGCTCTTACTTATGCTCATTGTTATATTTTTTTGGTTGTAAATTTGTTGTGTTCCCCTAATTTAGATTATTGTTCATTATTATTTCAATCGCTATATTGAATTTTTTATCCAAGTAATTCAATTGCTAGCTGAGCATCTATGACGATTATTTTACCTACTTCTGTTATAGCATTGTCTATTTTACCACTTTTTATAATGTCAAAAGCCGTAATCATACTACAACCTACGAGTTTAGAGATTCCAAAAACTCCAAAAACATATCTTTTGGAGGTTTCATATTTGGTAGAACTGTGGGAATCTTCATTATTTATGTTACGTTGAAGAAACAAAAACTCCTCCCCTGTCATTTGCCAAAGTGGCATTTGCTTTAATTCATCAATATTCATTTATTCCAGTATTACGATTAATCAATAGCCTTGTACCATGGCTTTATTAATGTTCGAACGCTGCAAAAATAGGTTGGAATGAACCTGGTTAGTAGATGGAAATTTTCAAAACAAAAAAGTTCTATTTCTATGATAATCACAGAAATAGAACTTGCTAAAGATTTAAAAACATGGTTTTAAATTGGTAAGAGATGGTAAATAGAACTATATGACATAGTTTTTAAACATTTCATTTACATTTTCTGAAAAGAACTTATCTGCATCTGTCGCATTTTTACTTTCAACATCCCTATATCTTGAATAATAATTAGATTCGTCTTTATCAAGCTTATGGAGTATTACACTAATCCAATTATTCCTCACCTCTTTGTCTTTAATACAACTTGAAAATTTATGTAGAACATAATAAGCTCTTTTTATTGAGGATTTTTCAATTTTCAAATTCGAATTTAATTGCATTAGATTTATAGATTTGTAGAATTCTAATTCTGTCATACTTTCAAAAATAACCCCATTACCTAGTTTATACACTTCGAAAACTATACCCATTGAAAAATACGGAGCTAAAGCTGAGTTATCAATGAATGACTTATACCTCTCATCTGATTTAAAATTATTGTTTATCTCATTCAATAGGTATTTACAGAAAACATAAATCTCAAAATGATAGTCATTTAATATAAATCCATACTGACTATAAAATGTTGATTTATAATAAGCATCTCTACCTGGCATCTCCATGTCCATACCTAAATAATTTTTCAGCATTACATTTGTTTCTGAATAGTATTCAGGGTGCCTTGATCTGTACGTATCCAGCATAAGTTGTTCTCGGTTATACTGCCTAAAGAATTTTTTATGTTTTTCATATAGTTGTACAATTTCAGTTGCAGTATCTTTAAGTCCTGTCAAAATTTCAACCCTCTCAGCACCTAAAACTTCTGGTGGATATTCTTCAATTATTTTCCACTCTGCAATACATCTCTCATATGCAGCACGAAAAATGTCTTGGGAGTCAAAATCAAAGTTAGTTCCTTCAGTGTTCAATTCTTTTACCCAATACTGTTTAATGTCAATTAGAATAAAATCTAACATTGACTGTACAATTTCTTTTCTCATTTTATTTATAGTTAATAATTAATAATCTGCAAATGTAATAAATGCAAAAAAAACAGCCGCAATAATTTTACATTACTGCGGCTGTTTTTAATAATCTTATAGAATAAAAATACTTATTAAACTTACACCGGCAAAGCATTGCTTATTTCAGGTGCATTTCGTTTATAGAATTTCATTCATTTGCTTCTTGGGTATCTATCTGTACCGTTTCTTCTTTGGTAGGTAATGGTTTGCCAACTCTTGGAACTCGCTTTGGTTTCGGAATAGTACCAGTTTTCCTAATTTCAAGACTAGTAGTATATGCAGATCCACCTGATATTTTATGGGTACTGGTTACTATATGGTATTTCCCGCTAGCTAAGCCGAATCCGGTTAGATCAAAGTTCACACCGGCAACTAATAATGGATCACCTTGAAATTCATCTAGCGTACCACTCTCTTTGAATTTATTTTTATTCCAAAGCCCGGCTTTTACTTTCGCCTCTGCTGTATGTACATTATTAGCTTTACCGCTCAATATGTGAATGTCAAGCACATCATTATTCAAGATATCAGTCACTTCACTCTTTATTACTTTCCCTTTCTTTGGGTCCCGCCTTGAAAATGAAGCCGCAGCATAGGTATCATAGGTTTTATTAGTCATTGAATAATTTCCAATATCTGTCTTATCAATTTCCATTACACTTGGTGCATTATCAAGTGTATAATAATCAATAAAGACAAGATTATTACCTTTAACTGAAAACAGGAACCCATATTCTTTAGCTAACTCTGATAAAAATGATAAATCAGTTTTATTCTCTTGTGTTTTTCGGTCAATATTTATGGCCGATAACTTGATACTGGAATTATCAACCAATTTAAAGCCATGTTTATTGCAGAAGAATATTGCAACTTGCTTCAAAGTCATTTTTTCAAATGCTTTATTATTTCTTGTCCGCAACGCTTTATTTATTCCTGTAGAAATTGTCTTCATTTCTATTATATCAGGCATCCCTGATAAAGTAATTTCATCTACTTGGAAAATACCACAGTCAATCAATTGATCACCATACCCAATAAATGCTTGAATTGTATCACCCTCTACCGGGTACCATTCTTCACTCCACACACCTGAAGTATTATCAAAAGTCAATGTACATTCATCGCTTGCACCCTCTTCGTGATCTGTATACGTTATGGACGATAGATATTTATCCACTGTTTTTGCAATATCCTTGTTATTCCAAATTACTTTAACGACTGTTTTTTTTGCAATTTCTTCCATCATATTTTACATTTAAGTGTTTTTAATCTAAATCTTTAGTAATCCCCTTTATTGTTTCTGAAATTTCACTATAAAACCATTGGTGTCTATTTGCAACGATTGTTATTCGCAAAACATTATCTAAAAGGGAACATATCTTATCTTCAAAAGGATCATCGCGAAACTTCACTTTAATTCTATTTATTTCGTTGATAATATCCCTTCCATTAAAAAGAGCAAACTCCGATAATTCTTCTAACCCATCACAAATAATATTCTTTATATTCACTGTTGCTGTCTCTTTATTTCCATATGAACTTCCCAATACAACAGCCCCAATACCGCTAAAAGCCTCAACAAGATTTCCTTTTAATACATTTGACTCCATAATATTTCCTTTGATTAATGTGTGTTATTTTTTTACTTTCATTTTCCAAAATGGATACTGTATTTCAGCAGCCATCAAATCGCACTCTGATACTTTATATTCGCGAACAGTTTGTTTACCGTTCCACCTCTCATACACTTTTATAAGTCCGTCCTTTGACCACTGTGTAATATTTCTCTGCCTGTAATGCTCAAAAGCTGCATTTTCAGAGATAAAAAGCGTTTTGGGTCTATTCATAATTGACTCCAAATAAATTGCTGTTTTGCGAGCTATTATATCAGCTTCGCGTGCTAGTAATCCGTCCATATTTAATTATTTATTATTGAAAGTTTCTGTTTCGACCAAAACTGTATGAATTTTGCTTCACCACAATTCGACTTATATCGAAGTGCTATAGTAGAATATTTCTCTGCTATTTGGTAATCTTTAATAATATAAAACCATACTCTTGCCATTTGCAAATATGCACTATATGAAATTTCATCAAGATTCATTATTGTTTCTGTTTCCTGGCAGTTAGCGTCTATATTTCTTATTCCCATATTCAAACATTAATTATATTGTTATACATTATTATTATGGCACAAATATACTGCTATATAATATATAAACAGAGACTAATAAGTTAATAATTATCACTACATGATATATTTAACAACAAGTTATACTGCTGTAATGTATATAGCATTATCTTTGCTATAAATTAATATAATATAAATATGGAAAACAGAATTAAAGAAGTCCTAAAAAACAAGGGAATAAGCGTTGGGAGCTTAGCCGAAAAGGTGGGGATTACGCAGCCAAATATGTCAAATATAATAAATGGAAAAAATAATCCGGCGATTGAAACACTCGAGAAAATTGCATTAGCATTAGAAGTATCAATCTCTGAACTATTGGAAACAAAAACAGAGCTGTATGGTGTTGTATTATGGAAGAATAAGGCTTACCGGATAGATAACGAAATGGCATTAAAGCAATTGTACAATGATTATTTCGCAGAGAAACAATGATTCAAAGTATCATTGTTTCTCTGTTCAACATTAACCACCCAATTTAAAATCATTTATTATAAGAAACCCTTAGATCATTCTTAAATGACCCTTTTACAATATTTGTAATCTCATCCTTATGTTTCTGAAGCATTTTTTTAAAGCTATCAACGTCTCCACTATTTCCACCATTTATATTTACATTATATGTATAATTTAAAGCTGGAGAATTTTGTGTGTTCTTTGTTGTAGATATTTTATTATCAATCTTTGATTGATTACTTGAATAAATACTTTCAACCTTGGATTTATTTTTAACTTGTATAGCAGCTTTTTCATTATTATGTATACCTGATTTTTCAGCAGCTAGTATTTTAGAATAGGTAGGCTGAATTGATTGAACCAACGTTACACTTTTACGCATTGCATTCATTTTAGCATCATAACCACTCAATGCTTTTACTCCTTTTAATGCTTCGCTACCTGCTGCTGAAAACTTTCCTTTAAAGAGTAATCCTATTGCTCGACCCAAAGACCCCAAACCAGTTATAATACCTTTTATCCTATCAACTACATAATCTTTCAAAATTCCACCAAATCCTTTTACAACTTCCCAGATAGTTTTAATTACAGCTCTGAAAGTTTCAAACTTTTTCCAACATACTGCTAAAACGGCAACTAATGTACCTATTGCCAAAACGATCCATCCAATTGGACTAGCTATAAATGCCGCATTCCATAACCATTGGGCTGCTGTTACAATTCCAGTCCAAACAGACGAAATTTTCTGCGCAGCTATCATTTTATAATAACCAGAAGTAACTCCCCACATAACCAATTTAATGGCTTTAAAAACAGACACCACAGTTTGAACAGTTTTACTAATAACTACTACAGTTTTTATTGCAGTACCAATTCCCCAAATAGCTCCACCAACTATAGCTGCTATTTTAGCCCAATGCAATAATTGAGAAACTAAATCTCTATTGTTTGTTATCCAATCTGTAACATTATTTACAATCTCTAGAACTTTATCTGCTAAACGAGTAAATGCCGGCATCACGGCCAAGGCAATTTTATTTTTTGTGCCTTCCATCTTATCCGTCATTTCACGCAACTTTTTATTAAATTCAGCTGCTTTAGCTATACCTTCGTCATCGATCATTTCACCGTTCTTTTTCATTTCATCGGTTAATTCTGCTATTGACTTACTGCCTTTATTCAGCATAGGTATCATATCCTTACCACTTTTCCCAAACAGCAACATTGCCAAAGCTGTTTTTTTGGGACCATCAGCTGCTGACTTAAATTTATCGGATATTTCTTTTAATACCTGGGTAGTAGGCTTTAATTTTCCAGTACTATCTTTTGCACTTATTCCAGCAGCTTTAAATATTGCTATTGACGATTTTTGACCCATTGCGGCCGTCACCATTGTTTTTGACAACTTTGCTACTCCTGATTCAAATCTATCACTTTCCATTCCAGCCCTTGAAGCTGCTTTTGCCCATACTTGGAACCCTTCATTCGACATTCCAATTTTTTGGCTTGATCGCGCAATCTCTTTAGCGTGAGTAGCTGTTGTTTTTGTCATTGCAAACAGAGAAGTTGCTACCGCAACACCTGATCCAATAACAGACATACCTATTTTTTGTAGGTTGCCGCCCATTTTGTCATATTTTTTTTGGAAATTACTCATTGATTTAAGTGATTTCCCCATTGCCCGGTCAACAACCATAGAAATTTTATCTGTCGCAGATAAAATAAGCCCTAATTTCATTGGTGATTCAGCCATATAATTTGATAGTTAGTTCATTAATTGAAGTCTTACAAAAATAAACTACATAAGTTTCAACTATTAAAATTATATACGTCAATCCTGTTTCTGTTTCGCCTTTGTTTATTTGGGCTCCTACCCAGGGTATATGCTAGGTTATGAATCCACGAAAAAAGCCTTACATTACTGCAAGGCTCTTATAAGTTTGTTACCGCAACAGGCTTTACTGCTTCCAGTTCCAATTCATACAGTTTGTATGCGCTTTCAAGGTATTCTGTAAACCTATCCACATACATGTTTTCTACTTCTGCTATCCCCGACGCTGTATAGTGTGCCAAAAACACAATATCTTCAGTCGGGATTATACGTTTTTTAATTCGTCCTCATCAATAAATAACGAAGATAACAACTCTAAATCATCATCATACAAATCGAGTATATCTTCCAACACTACATTTTTGCCGTTAAATTGTACTTTAGTAGCAAACTGGGCGTATGTAGTTAAATACTCTTTACCCTTTGGCTGATTACCTGCATTTGCTAAATCGCGAACTGTAGCACGTTTCTTAGTTGCTACTACTCCATTACTAAGCGTTACCGATTCCGGTAATGCCTTTTCTTCTTTTTCTAACATGTTGTCAATATTAAATGTGAATACTTATAAATTTTAATAACTCCTGATACAAATCAAAGAAATTCATTTCTTATATGTAAAATATGAACTCTTACAAAAATAAAATACATAATCTCCAATAGTGAAAAATAAGTACGTTTAACCAGTTTCAATCTCAAATACAAATCCCATTATTTTCAAAGAATATTACTTTTCAGCAATTATTATGTAGGTTTTGGGATTATTGAAAATTCATCATACACCCCAGTTTTAATAGTAAATATGAACTTATGCGTATGTAAATAAAAAAAAATAAAAGTGCGTACATAAATGCGTACATGTAATTAATCATATACGCATTTTCGCGCGCGCGACTTAATTGTGAAAATACAACAAAAAAAAATCAAGTGCGTACATAAAAAAAAACATGTAACTAGATCGAAAACGGGAGTGTAGCCCACTGCTTTCAATAAAGGCTCACAGTACCTTTTGTTAACAACAACAATTGTTCATAGGTCAAGATATACATATTCTTACTTTAATCCCCTCAATCTTTTAGTCTTAATCATGAATCGTTGCAAATCAATTATTTTAGTATTTTGATTTATTTGATCCGTTGTAAATCCTTTCCTTCTTAACTTTTTCTTTACGTAGTTATCTTTTAGTAATTTCGTTTCATTGATGTTCTGAGTCCTTCGCTTCTCAGTATAGCCTTCATAACCTTTGTAATTGAGTTTGTTATATTGCCGTTCCTTCTCCTTCTTCTCTTCAACCGTTAATCTTACAATTGGGTGTTCAATCCTATAGGCTATTAGTTCATTCACCCTTCGTTCATTCACCCTCTTTCTTTGAGCATAAACTTTATCAGGATTATTATTCTTCCACTCCTTTTGTTTGTCAGCATCTCTTTCTCTGTTTCTCTCTCTATAGAGCTTCTCCCGTTCGGCAATTTTAGCCTTATTTTTAATCCGATATTGTTGTTCATACAATTTCCGTTTGCTTTTGTCTTTATATGGCATGGTAGTATTATTTAGTTAACTTATTTATTTCATTTTGAAGCAATGCACGCAGCCTCGGTGGAAGGTTTGTTTTTACATATGTAACTGTTCGCTTCTGAATATCTTTATTGCTTACCATTGTCATTGGGGACGGTCCTCTCATTTCTGTTATACGTGCCTTACCCTTTTCAGTTTTCACTTTATCATTAATAAAAGTTTTACCTTTATACAAACCCTGAGCATAAATCCCTTTATGTCCACTTGCCATAGTAGCAATGAATGCATGTTTAAGAAGCTGATTTCGCCCACGTTTAATTTCAATAGTAACTCCGCCGGTACGTTTCTTCGGTGATTTGCTTTTGTTATTGTCTTTATTCTTAAACCCAACCATTGGCACCGGTTTATAAGAATAACTAACTGCTGCATACAATCCTTCAACTGTACCACTTGCTGGCTTAAGAGTCGCCATACGATTAAGATATTTATTGTTAATCGTATATTCTTTTTTTACATCTTTCTTGACTTGGGAGATCACTCTTCTAGCTGTTATGTTTAGAGATAACGCAGTGGTTTTCAATATCACTTTTTTCGACAGTTTATTTGCAAATTCTTGCTGTATTGACTTAAGTGATTTCTTACCTTCGATTGTCATACTAAATTTCATTTTTACTCCTTTCTAATAATTATGTTAATTATGGTTCGACTTATCTAAAAGTACATTATTTATCTCCTCGTTTTGATACCATTCGTATATTTTCGTTATAACATCCAATTGCTCTATTGTCAAAGATTTTAAGTTTAGCTTACCGTTAATAATCTCGATTTCTATAACTTTTCCAGATGTACATCTAACTGCTGTTATTATCAAATTACCAGCATCATTCACTTTGTATGTTATATCATAAGTTGGGACCATTCTGCTGCATATTTTTTGTAAATTTCTCAAGTTATATCATCTTCATATTTTAAAACGGATCATCATCAGTTGACGAACTATTATTTAAAGGAATAGCGTTAATATTTTCAATCGGAGAAAAGAGTGTTATCTCTTTTTTGAAGGAACATATAAACCTAAGTAACCCTATTGACCGACCTTTAGCAATGTCTATCATTGCTGTACCACTTGTATCTATGTGTGAGAATGGTTCAGGATAATTCCGACCATATACTTCTGGCCGATAAACAAACATGACAATATCGGCAGCCTCAGCTATCTGTCCAGAATCACGTAACCGATTAAGGTTGGGTACCGGGTTTTGAGAATCTCTGTTTAACTGCGACAATGCAATTATCCAAATATCCAGTTCTTTTGCCAGGTTCTTCAATCTACGTGCAACGTCAGCCATTTGTTGCTCCTTATTTACACCTTTCATGTTGACGTTTAATATCTGTAAGTAATCAACAATTGCCCCATCGATATCTTTCTTAATTTTCATTGTCCGGATAGATGCAATAATTGCGTCGATATTCGAAGTACTTCTTTCATCAAAATATATTTCTGACTTACAAACCCTAGTTAGATTTTTATCAATGACTTCGATTCGCTGAGAATCTAGCTTAGAGTATAGTATTTGATTTGACGGGATATGTGTCTCCATTGATATTAATCGAGCCGCTAACTGCACATTACGCATTTCTAAAGAATAAATAGCCATACGACTGCCGGCTTGACCCATATTTCTGACAAGAGATAACATCAGAGCGGTTTTCCCCTGACTGGACTCCCCAGCTATAATAATGAGGTCAGACTTTTGAAAGCCGCCTGAAATTTGATTCAATTCTCGAAATCCGGTATCGCTTCCCGTTAAGGTACCGCAACTACTTAAATTTAAATCTATCTGCTTATAAACATCGTCAGCCACATCTGATAAACTTTTGAGGGCGTTTTGAGGTATATCATATGTTTTTTCTAATAATTCTCGGGCACGTTCAATAACTTCAGTTATATCTTCGTCTTCATTGAAACAACTGTTAGAAACATACGAACCAATTTCAAAAAACTTCCTACGGATGCACTTGTCAAAAAGAACCGCGGCATGTTGGTACACGTCATAGGTAGAATAAAGGCTCATTTTAGTGAGTTCGTAGGCATCTGCATTAGCATTAGCTTTCCTCATTTCATTTAGAACCATCATTGAATCAGGGCGATCTCCACGTTCTGCAATAGATTTAATTGCTAAGAATATTTCTTTATGAAAGTCGTTGTAAAAACAATCAACAGTAAGTAAATCTTTTACTTCTGAATATGAATTGCGTTCATTCATAAGGGTACCTATAACAAGCAATTCGGACTCTTTAGCGTATGGGAGCTGTCGGTCAGCTATATTAGATTTTTGTGCCATTATTTTTGAGCCAATTAAGAGTTGTTCTATAAACAGATGTATATTTTTTTGTCAAGTCTTTTTTGTTGTTCATTTGTTCTAAGATATCCCAAATCTGTGTCTTTGAATAGATTCCGATAAGTTTTTCAAAATCAACAAATGTCAATTGCTGATCGAGTTTTGCAACATTTGGACAGTCTTTTCTAATTCGAATATTTAATTTTTCGAAATTTATTTGATTTTGTGATTTCTCTTTGCAAACATCATCAGTAACAGAAACATCATCAGATACAGTATCAGAAACAGTATCGGCTTTTTTGGGTTCTTGGGTTTCCTCTTGGGTTTCCAAATAACCAACTGGGATATTTGGGTTATCTTTAGAGGGTCGACCTCCCTTTTGTCCGTTCAACCGATTTCGTTGTACTACGTTTTGATACTTGATTTTATCTCGATCAAATTGCTGGCGTATTGTTGCCCATATTATTTTAACCGCAACAGATGATATTTCAGAAACAACACCACTCGAATTATACTCAAATATCAAATCCAACAATAATGATTTATCTTCGCAAGACAACAGCTGGATTGGTTCATAGAATGAATTGTAAAGGACGAAACTATCTTTCATAAGAATGTATCCTTTCTATGAAAAATATTTTGTTTATTGGGGTTCGTTCCACTAAAGCCTAAATTATTGTAGACATGTTCCATTACTACTACGCCAAAATTCAGAAACTTTCCTATGATTACCGCAGCATTAATATCAAAATTGACATTAATTTGCTCAATAGTAATGACATGACTCATTAATATTTGGGTAAGCATATCAATTTTAATGATTTTTTGATTACATTTGCACCGTACTAGTTTGATAGATGTCTCCGGTTCGCTTCTCGCAAAAGCTCCGGAGGCTTTTTTTGGGTTATCCATAATTATCTCCTTCCTCCATTCTTTTGCCCAGCTAAAGATAACGCTAAATCTTTGTCAATTACAATCTTCCTACCTACATGAGTAATGGCTTTATCAATCTTACCTGAAGATTTAATTTTATGTGCAGTGGCATAGCAACAGTTAAATATACTTTGAATACCTTTTATCCCATATTCATAGTTCTTATCTTGATTGCTTGTAACT